AGTTACCGTAACTGCTGGGCCTGAGGTTGCAAGGTTTGTATAACTTGTACTTGTAGTTGATTCAAAAGCCGATACCGTTGCATAGTCATTAGCTGGTATGGATGCCGAGATAGTTGCCCATTTCAAGCCTGTTGATGCCGTTGAGTCAGCTTGTAAATACTGCCCGTTTGTACCTACTGCAAGGCGAGCAGGTACATCGGCTGCACTAGCTGCAATTAAATCTCCTTTAGCATCTACGATAGTATTTTGTATAGCGTTAGTATCGTCAAAAGCAACCCAAGCTGCACCTGAGTAAGTGAGTACTGCATCGGTATCTTTTAAGTAACAGCATTGGCCCTCTTGTGGTGAGGTTATGGCTGCATCTCGGGCTGCCGCTGAGGCAAACACTAAAACGCCTTGCATTAAATAGCCGTTAGTATCAGCTGCCGTCAGCACCTCGCCCGTAGTAAAGGTCTTAAAACCTAATCCAGCTGCCATAGTTGTATCTCCTTAATAACTTAATACGCCGCTGTCAAGCAAACCGTATAGGGATGAGTTTAGTATAAAGCCGTCAATTATCGGCTCTAAAGTGGTAAGTGTTGTTTTCCAGCTGTTAGGCGTAATGCTTTGAGCTACGCCAAACACCTGCAAAGTTTTAGTTAGCGTTGATCCGCCAGGCTGGTTAGTTGTAATAGTTACAGGATCAAAATAATCAAGGCCCAGCGCTGCAACCGTGCCAGCTGTGTAATTATCTGTATAGAGGTCTAACTGGATAGCATCGCATCTAATACTTGTCTCAGCTCTAGATGCAACGTATGCCTGTGCATAGTCCAAGGCTACGGCATCGGTCTGCATTAGTAAGTTTTGCTGGTTATAGCTATGAATAAAGTACTTAGCTATGCTAGCTGCATCGCTAGCCGTTTGAGCCGTGCCACCTGTACGGGTGATGCTGGCTGAGTTGTAAACTAAAGTATCGTCAAGGCGCCACACCGCATTAAAGTAGCCAATACCTGTGCCGTTATCGTTAAATACTGTAGGCGTAGCCCCTGTACTGCCAGCCGTTACTGAACGGTCTTGGAAAATAAAACTGCCCGCCGCATCTACATACAAGGCGCCATACTCGCTAGTCTCCACCGTCTGCATAGCTGCAAGGCTTGTGCGGGCTGTGCCTGGGTCTGCCTGCATTGTGGTTAGCCCTGCATCTACGTCACGCATAGAGGCAGGCCAGTCAATAGCATCTAACAAGGCGTTAATTCTTGCACCGCTGAGCTGACCCGCTGAGGTTCCTACCACCGTACTTACCTGTGCATTTTGTGCCAGCCTAAAAGCATCTACAGCTGTAATAGTTGTATAAACTACATCAAGGGCATTTTTAGGTGTGCTAGTTGTATAGGTAGTAATAAAGCCAGCAAAGATAGGGTAAGTAGTCGCGCCGTATGTAGCCGTAATCTGTACTTTACGCATTGGCGTTAAAAGGTTGTAGTACGGACTACTTGGGTTTTGTGGGTTGAAGTCTCCGTTTTGGTCAACAATACGCATAGTAAGAGTGCCAGTTTGGAATTGGTCAGCCTGTGGGTTACGCCCGCGTTTGGTCTGAATACTATCTACTACGTCAGATACGTCCACGATTACGCTAGCTGCATCTGCCAGGATATTGGTGCCTAGTATGCCTTGATCTAATATCATAGCCTGAGCAAAACTAGGGCCAGTGGAAAAGTTAATAAAAGCGTTGACTACAGGCACGGTCATAGCGCCCCAGCAAAATTAAGATTATTGCCAAACCTGTTATTTTCTTGTACGGCTGTTTGTACTACCTCAATAAGCCCACTGGTTTTGTCTATAATCTCAATAGTTACGGCTGTGCCTGCACCATACCCACGGCCCCTGTTCATATCAGCGCTATAGCCGCCTAAATCTCCCAGCCTTTTTTGGAACTCTACTAAAGACAAATAGGATTTGTAGTTTTCTTCTTCTTGTATCTGAGCCATTACATCCGCTAATACTGCTACTGCTTGCGTGACTTCTATAATAGCCTCAATAGATTCATTACCTGTTAATAACTCTATTTTTGGTTGGTTTGGAAAAAGTGGATTACCACCGCTAGGACCGCCACCGCTAGGGCCTGCTTTTGCAGTTGTGCCTTTTGTGCCAGTACCGCCAGCTAACAAAAGCATCATCTCTCTAATTTTGGCTAAAGCAGCATCTAGGTTTTCTTGATCTATAAGTGATTTAGGTTTTAAGCTACTCAAAATAGTAGAAATGCTAAGTAAGGTAAAGTTTTGGCTTTGCAAAGTACCTAGTATTTTTAGGTCTTCGTTAAGTTGCTTAGTAGCTGCCTCTATGCGCTTAACATCTTTTGAGGCTATGGCATCCTCTAGCTCGTTTATATCTTGCTTAACTTTAAGGCGCTGTACGTCATTAGCAATAGCTAATACCTGTGCCCCAGTTGTGGCTTTACCTAACGCCTCAGCCTGGCCAATTAGGGCTGCGTTAAGTTGGATTTTGTCTAAATCAAAAACATCTGCGCCCTTGCTTAAAGCTAAGTTAGCCTTGTCTATTGCTAGAGATAGTTGTTTAGCCTTAGTTGTAGCTAGTGCTGCTGCCGCTGTTTTTTTATTCTCATTAGTAATCTTTTTAGCGGCAGCAAGGGCCTGCGCATCTTGTGCTTTTTTGCCTTGGTATGAGGTAGCCATACCTGTACCAGCAAACTTACTAGCGGCTCTTGCTTTATCCTGCGCCTCAAACTCTGCAAAGGCTTTGTTAAGATCACCCAGCATATTAAAGGCACCGCTGCCAGTAATTATGTCTAATACTCGTGCAAAACGTGCAGCGTAAATAATGGCAGTACCTATAGCACCACTCATAGACTCTATAAGGCTAAGAGTTTTAGGTAGTCCACCTTCACCGCCTAAAATTGCAAGGGCATCTACTAAATCTTTGCCTAGTGTTTCGGCTACGTTTGCACCCGCTACGGTTAGTTTGTCTAACGATCCTGCGTAAGAGTCAGCTGCTAACTGTGCCTGGCCTTTACTGACCTTAGCCACCTGGGCTAAAATCTCCTCAAAACTCATAGCTGCTAGCTCGGCTTTACTTAGGCCTAGCTGGTACTTCATTAAGCCACGGGTATTACCCTGGTAGGCCTTTGATAAATCTGCAGACACGCTCACTACGTCAACGCCACTTAGCGCGCTTAAATCTAGAGCTGTGCGTAGTAAATCTTGTGACTTAATATAATCGCCCGTACTGGTCAGTAACATCTGATATGCAGGGCGTAACTTGTCATCTAGTACGCCGTATTGGCGCTCTAAGTCAGATATAAACTTTTTAACTGCTGGGTCAGCAAAGGCTAGGCCTAAGTTATTAAGAGTTTTGCTTAGTACCTTAGCGGCTTTGTCATCGGCTGCAAAAGCCTTAACGGCCTGCATCGCACCTCTAGCGCCAAAGGCTAAACCAAAAGCCCCAGCTAAACCTTTAACACTTTTAGTAAGTGTTTTAGTAGCCGTCTCTGCCTTACTAAATGCCTTTTTGCCCGTAAACTCCGAGGCTATATCTATAACTACGCTGGCCATAATTACACCTTTGTACTTTTATTAAGGGCAGCCGCGGCTGAGTTAATGGCTGTTATAACCGCATCTCTAGCCTTGCCATTATTTTCATCGTAGGCCCTAAACAAAACGCGCCCTTGCATCCTGTCTTTACCCTTAAAAGGTGCGTTATATTTTTGCTGTTGGTTTTTTACAAAGACACTCTCAGGGCTTAATTTACCCATACGCTCATAAATAGATGCGGCGGCGTTTTTGTTAAAGATACTAACCAGCGATCTAAAGCCTTTAGAGTTAGGTTTTGAGGGTGTGGTCTTATAGCCTATTTTAGATTTTGCTATGCTGACATCATAGGTAGGAAACGTACCCATAGAATTAGGCCGTGTCAGCCAGCCGCTTAGTATCTGTCCATTATCGGGCAGGTAGCCTTTACCAGTTTTAACTATAGGTTTGAGGGCTGTTGCTACCTCTTTAGGCAACGTTTTAGCCAGGTCAGGGGTAAACTTTTTTAGAGCCTTGCGTAGCTCAACGCCCCCTTTTACCTCTACTGGCATTTTGTTGCTCCTTAGCTTTATCGTTTATTACTTTAAGCATATTCTTAAACATCACATCATCCAGGTCTAGTAAGTACTGAGGCGCGATACCCGTCTCCACGGCTAGCTGCGCTATGAGGTAACCAAAACTACCGCGCCCCACTACCCCAAAGGGTCATCATCTAGTACCTCAACCTTAGCTAAGGTGTCTAAAAACTCTGCCCCGAACATCGGTACGGTTTGCCCGCTTGTGCGTAAACACTCCCAAGCTAGCCAGTACACATCGCTTTGCTTTTCATCATCTCTAAAGGCTTTATGAAAACCTTTTTTAGCGTATAACTCAAAGGCATACTCAATACGTGGCGTAATCTGATGATCCGATACGCTGCCG